CTCTATCGTTAATTACTAAAGCCATTTCTACTCCAAAATTTTATTACGCGTCGCCAAGTCTAATGATTGCATTAGATGAATCAGCAGTTGGAAACTGAATAACGAAATCACCGTTAGTCGCTGTTTTATCTCCGCCGAAATCTAAAACTAATACTGCTTCATTAGTTGTATCTTTATAAATCAGAGCACTGTTTGCAGTTAAAGTTACAGAACTAAAAGTTAAGTCTGCAAAGTCAACATATGCAATGTTACTTGATATTGCTACACCGTTATTAGTTAAAGTATTTCCACCCGCTGTATAGTTTGTACCAGACGAAGAAACTTCGTTAGTAGTTGTATAAGCTGTAGTGGCAGTACTGAAACCAGCTAATGATGTATAAAGTGCAAGTTTGAAAGTTGATCCGCCAGAATCAAAATCAAACACACCACCAAGTAGGTCTGTTTTAAAAGAGTCAGGTACTATATTAGCCATTTGTTTTTCTCCTTAATTATTTTAGGGTGATGGTGATTTAAGTGGAGTACGAATAACACCATCTTGATATTCGTCTCGGCGTCTACGACCTTGTTGTTCGATCGCGTACGATTGTATAGCCCTTTGATAAGACTGCATGTAGTATTGTAACATATCTGCAGGACCTTTCAAGTATCCATATGCTTCTACCAGAGAAGCGTACAAAAGTAAATCCTGATATTTATTAGATAAATAAGTTCCTTGAGTGCTTCCAGGGGAAGCTGTAATTGAATCTGGTTGTTTTACATAAGCTAATGTAATTAAATATGTAGAGTCTGGAGTAGGTGCTACAACCCAATAATTAGCGTCCCAATTAGCATAATACTTAGGTAATCCAGATTGAGTTCCCGGTGTATCATAGTAAGCTGCCATATATGAAGTATCTTTTTTTTCTAAAAATACTTGATTACCTGATGCATCGGTTAATTGAGCATATCTTATAAATCTTAAATCTGATGGAATAGTGACGTATCTATTTCCAGTTTGTAGATTTGATGTTGCATAAAATCTATTGTCATCAGAATCTGCTTCTCTATAAATTGTATTTTCAGCATTCTTAATTATAGAATTTAAAATAGAATCACTTAATACAGAGCTATCTACTTCTGTATAATTTCTAATATCATCTTGTAAGTTTGCTAAAGTGTATGCCATTAACTAGTAATCTCCTGACAAGCTTTGCAAGATTTTTTGTATCTTGTATGCTCAATACAATGTTTTGGTTTTACTTCCTCATACAAAACTAAATGAGGATCCTGTCTTTCAGGTTTAAATATATTTCTAATCCAATTTAAAAAATGTGTTATCATGCTTGTATTGTTACAGGTCCTACTGAACACCCATAACCTCCTCCTTTTATATTACCACTTGTAGCAGTATCTGTATCAACTGTAAAATAGAAAAAATTTGTTGCTAAATAATCAGTTGATGCATCTCTTGCACCGCTTATATATTGTCCTGTTCTGATTGTATATCCAGAAGCGTTTGCAATATTTGCTCCTGTAATTCCATCAAAGTCATTAGGATCTGCGTAGTCTCCTGAAATTGTTGAAGGTCCTCTAAATACATAAACTGTTGAATCAGTTAAACCATGACCGGGAGCATAAACATTTATAATTGATGAGCCAGCTTGATAAGTTGTAAATGGATTTTCTGGTAACATGACCGTGGTGCTTGGTTCTGTTCTCGCTATTCTTACTTGTGGTAAAGCTATTCCATCTGCTCCATGTGGTTTAGGTTCCAATTGTGGTTGCTTAGGCTCGAACTCAGAAACATGGACCAAGGAACCATTCCATTCTTTAACCATTTCTTGATATGGAAATTCCATTCCTGATCTATCAGAAATTGCTCTTGCGTATTTACCTGATGCGAATTTTGCCATTATGTTCCTGGGTAATAAACTTTAGGTGTTATGAAAGTACTAGAATCAGAACCATCTTCTTGTAAGGCTCTTTGAAATTCATCTTCATAAATAAGTTTTAGTTGTTGTGTAAGTTGTGGTGCATACTTCATTGATAAATAATATGCTAATCCAGAAACCATGCATGGAACAAATCTAAACGGTAAATCTGTTGCATTAGTGTAAGCTCCAACATCTTGTATTCTATTTATATAATACATGTGCATATAATTTCCTGCATTTGTCGAATCAGGAGTTGGATAAATATGTATTCTTACCTTATCAATAAATCTTTCAACCCAATATTGATTAGGTGTTCCTTGTGATAATTTATTTGAAAAATTAGCGTAATCAGATCTAGCTACTTTAACCATTGGTGAATCTGATTGTGTAGTTGTATTATAGTTTTGTCTTAATTGTGCTTCAAGAACATCAGATATTCCATAGATACCGTTTGTAGGAACTGTAGTTGCACTTGTACCATCACTACTTGCTCTAAAAAAATCATATTCAGCTTGTCCTTGAACAAGATCAATATTAGTATCTGCTATTTCCCAATAATGAATACCTCTATTGCCCCATTCTTGAAGCATAATATTTAGAGATCTTCTTGATGTTTTTAATTGAAAACCTGTAACATCCGCTTGTCCAATTCTTTCAAAAGCTTCTTCTATTATTTCATCAATAGAAAAGCCTTTATCAAAAATTGTTGTTCCAGAAGTTGTATTGGCCATTTAGCCTCCTATCCGTCGTAGAAAACCGTAATGGAATTAAAGTCTCCTACTGTAAAAGCACAATATGCACCAGCACTAAATACTACTCCATCAGATGGAATATTAAAAGTTTGGTCACCGTTTGCTGCTCCAACTGTTCTAAATTTTAATAATTCAGTTCCAGTTGCAGAAGTATTTCTAAAAGAAACATCTGCTGTTGCAGCACCAGAAGATAATTGTAATCCTCTAATTCTAGTTCTACCAGCAAAAATTATTCCTAATGCATTAGCTGCCATTCCAACTGTAATAGCTGCACCTGTGCCAGCATCAACTGAAACTTCTGTTACAGTTAAAAAGTATTCTGAACTTGAAACAGTATTAGCATTAACACCTGTAATAGTATCTGTTAATGCATCTCCATTTGCATCAGTTCCTGTAATTGTAAATACTCTTGTATTAATATCTGAAGCACATGTTACAGTAATTAATCTAGCAGTGTTGTCTCCAAAACTTGCAACTCCACCTGAAACTTGAGCGCCATTTAAAGTAATAGCTCCGCCTGCTCCTGGTGTTGTAGAAGTAATAAGACCATCTGCATCTGCAGCAGTTGTATCAGAAATAAACTTTGCTTTTACGTCTGTTGATCGTCCCATATTTTTCTCCTTAAAATTTTATGTGGGGCCGAAGCCCCACACTAAATTAATTATGCTAAATTATTATTTTGAATGTAAGTTACAGTCAAAATAGCTCTACCAGCATCTGCAGTAGTAGCACTTGAATCAACATAAATATCAACATCAGAAGTTCCAACATCTTTCCAGTTGTCAGCATCTGTAATTGTAGCTTGAGAAGCTAATTTAATTGTGTTGATAGTCGATACCGCAACAGCAGTAGCTAATTCAGTTGAAGTAGCTGAAGTACCTATGTTTAAAGTTGCAGAGTTGTCAAATGCAGTTGTTACAAAAACAGTCGCTTCTAAAATTTGACTGTTTGCAGGAATTTTAATTCCACTTGCAGCTGCAGTAGTTGATTGAGTGATCGCAGCAGATTGTGCCATTACAACAAAACCTGTATTTGCTGACGCTCCTTCTCTTATTGATCCAGCCTTAATTGGGCCAGAAAAAGTAGTAGTTGCCATAATTATATCCTCCTAGTTATCGAACATAGTCTCTAGGCCGTCGACTATACTCGTCTATGTTCTGATTTAATTTGTATAGTAATTGATTTATATATTAAATTATAGAAAAGTGCAAGGTATCCCTAGGCAAAAAGAGTCGTTTATAGTAATGTAAAGTCCTAATTAACCAGCGTAAAGATGAATTTCACCATCTCTAGGATTGCTGTGGACTTCCTCTTCTTGTTGTCTGATGATTGATCTAATAACTACTTTGATCTCATCACCAAGAACAGACATTTCAGGTGTTATTTTTCCTTTGTTCTCAAGAAATAACTCGTTCCAATTAGATTCGAGTTTCAGTTTCTTTGCGAACAGTACCATGTTGTCCTGAGCCATTGTTAACCTCCTCATAGGTTATATAAAAATCATTTACAGCACTTGTGTATTGTAAATCATTTTCTTCCCACTTTATATCAGATTTTCCTAGAAAGTCAATGATATGTGGATAAAGCTCTTCTACTGTATTAATGTCTTTATTGCTTTCAATTTCAAACGAAGTTTGAAGATATTTTGTAAATATTTGTACTAAGTATTTTCTCATGAATCTCACCGTTGTAATTTGTAAATGGGGCCGTTTTAAGGCGGCCCCATTAAATAAGGTTAATTACGCACCTTCAACACCGAAGATACCTCTAGGGTCAGATACACCAAATGAGTATCTTTCTCTAGCTTTGTATCTTACGTTGCCAGTATCGAAGTCACCTTCCATAGCAGTTTTCAACGGTGCTCTTTGGAACATTTTCATTCCATTAGGCACATCAGTGATAATGTAGAACGCATCAGAGTCAGTTAAGTAGTTGTTAACTCTGTATCCTTGAGGAATCATACCCATAGATACGATTGCGTTGATGTCATTATCAGCTGTAGCTGTTCTGCCTTGTGACTTCATAAGTCTCTCAGCTGTGAATTGTAGCTCAGAAGGAATAATCATTTTTACTCCTCTAGCAGCAATTCTTAGACCTCTTTCATCAGTCATCGCAGCGATGTCGATTAGCGATTGTTCTAATGAAGTTTCGTTTAAGTCAGCTTGAGTAGTCAAAGTGTTTTTGAACGTACCCGCAACTGTTGGGTGAGCTGTACTAAATAAAGCTACGCCATCACCTGATTTGAAAGTAGCAGTTGATGGTAAACCGTTGATTAAAGGCTCAACAGATTTAACTTGTTTAGCATTGCTCATAGATCTAGCTAAAGCTTTTGTATATCTAGACGCAAGTCTGTCATACAAGTTGTCCTCGATCGCTTCTTCAGTGATCGCGAACGCTAAAGCTACAGTTTCGTGACTGTAACGAGCTGTAAAAGTTTCTTGTGCTTCGTCAAAAGATACGCCTGCACCTTCACCTTTTACTTGTGCGTTTGCAAAGCCAGATAACATAACTTCTTCTTCAAAAGCTCTGTCAGATGACTCTGTAGTATAAATCTCAGCATGCTGATTTTCATACCTTTTATATTCCAGGCCGAATAGTGCATTCAATCCTGGCTCTAGTTCTTTAACTAGTTGTGATCGTGATATAGCCATAATTTATTCTCCTATTCTCCTATTACGATTGTAGTTCTAACAAGTTAGGAACAACTACAACAGATCTAAAAGCAGCATTAGTATCGTTTTCTGGATCTTC